CCATAAGTAATAGAATCATCAGTTCCTACCATTTTTAAAGTGGTTTCCGCAATATGTGTTGTTTCTTCGATTTGCTTTTTTAGTTTGTTAAGACTTTCTCCATTGATTGACTTGAAACGTTCTTCAAACTCTGATACAGCCTTGTTAACTTCTTCTCTAAATGCATCTGTAGTTGTGTTAAACTCTTCTCTAATCTTTTTAGAGAATAACTCACTATTAATTACAGCTTGTTCTATCCCTTGCTTTGCATTATCTTCTATTTCCTTTTTCTTTTCGTTAAAGTACTTCATGAAGATTGCTTCTTGCTCTTGTAAGAGTTTATTTAGCTGTTCCTCTAATGAATCTGCTTTACTTTCTAGCTTTTCAAATTGTGATGCTGTAGTATCATTGAAATTACTTCTTGTGTCTCCAATTTCTAGCTCGTGATTTTCTTCTAGCAGTACATCCCATATAACTTTAATAACTTTTGCATTTTCGTTCATAATGCCTAAGTCTTCGTAATAAACTTTTAATGTGTCGCATAAGTCAACTACTTCAATAGCAGTATTTCCGAACACGCTACTTACTTTACTTAAATCTTGATAAGATAGCTTTAAGTTAAGTTTAGGAACTCCTACATTATTACTTTTAATATAACTGTTAACTGCACTTCTTAACTTTTCAGCAGTCCTAATCTTATCATCACTAGAAAAATCTACTTTTAGTATCCTTCGGTGTGTAAAGTTACTAGCGTGTGGACTATCTATAACTATTTCTGGTAGTGTTAAGATAATATCCTGTTTTTCTTTGTGAGTGTCATGTTCATCTTGATACTTAACAAATGGGAAAATAGATGTGTAAGTTTCGATTATACTTTGTTCTTGTTCTATATCCAGTAAGTTTTTACCATAAGCTATAATTGTTGGTGTCTCTCTTCCCATTTGCTTATGTAATTTGATATATAGGTTATCAAACTCATACTCTCCGCCCCACACGTCTAATATAGAGCCTTCTTTACCTCCTAGCGCTTCTCTTGCGTTCTCTATGCTGTCTATAGTCCATTTAGTTTTACTACTTGTTAGAATATCAGACCAGACTAAAAACTCGCTCTTGCTATCTAGTAGGTTGTTTTTCCATGTTTCAAGAGCATATGTTGCAGTACCTGCTACTTCTACCTCTCCGTTTAAAACGTTCATAGCTGTTTTAACTTGTGAGATATGCTTGCAGTATATTTTGTAACCATCTTTAGACTTTGTAATTTGTGATACTATGAATCTTTGATTCTTGGCTCTATGTCCTGCATCACATTTGATTAACATTCCCTCTTTAATCTTTTCTACATCTTTCCCGTTTAAACTGTAGTCAAATTCAAGAGTGTATATCCCGTTGCGCTCTCTTGTAACAAAACAATTAGAAGCATCAGAAAGAACTGATACTCCTAAGTGTTCAAAATTAGTTTCATTTGCTTTGTATAAAATAGGATATGCCATTAAACATTAGCCTCCCATCTTGGTGTGATTTCACAAGTAAAGCTGTTGTTATCCCAATTAATAACGTTATCTCCTACTTGTAATTTAGGAAAAGGATAAGTATAAACTTTATCGTACTGCGGCTCTTTATTCTGATAGTGTGCGCTTTGCGTTTCACAGTCAATAATAATATGCCCACTTACACCTTTTAGTTTAAATATTTGCGAATTAATAGTTAACTTCACATCTCCAGTTCCAGTAAGTTTAATTAGTGGTTTGGCTTCTCTAAATTCTGGGTTAACTAAGTTCTGCCCTTTTCTTATTTGAACAGGCTGTAAACCTGTTTTTAAATATTTAATAGGGTGTATTTTAAAATTTAGAATACATTTCTTTTTAGCATTCAAACTGCCTTTGATATTAAATGTTTCAAAGAATATAGCTTTATAAATATAATCGCTATCCCAACTAAGTTCAAAGTCTTGCCATATCATCTCTGAATTGATTAACCATTTATTCATTAGTCTAATAGTTTCATCAAGATTGATTTTAGGACTTGTTACTTGACGTTTTACATAATATCTTGTGCCATCTGGTTTATATTTAACATCTAGTGCAATGCTAACTCCTTGATAAAGAGCAAAGGGAAACGCTCTAGGTACAATTTTAAGATTCTTTTTATTCTGAATCTTTCCACCGTGTACTCCGTCTATCTCAATTAATTCTATATTGTTCTGTGATGATTCTATTTCTATATCATCAATCAATCTTAATCCTACTTCTTTTGAAGATACTCCGTTGTAAGTTATATATTTGTTAATCAAGTCTGTCCCCCTCCTCTCTTATCATGAATTTAAGTTGTTTATATAAATCTCTTACATCATCTTTAGAATGATTTTCAAAGTTTTCTATGTGTAGTAATGCTTTGTAGTTGTTCGCTGTACTGTTGTTAACTGTGTTAGTTGCTCCTGCTGTTGCAAGCCCTAGTCCTCCACGTCCTAGACTTAACATTTTCTCAGGTGCGATACTCATTCCACTAGCTCTATCAACCATGTTCCCTAGCGCTTTAAATACTGTAGGGCTACCTTTTTCAATCCCTTTAGCGAATCCTGCAGGCACGAACACACCTAATCTAGCAAATAATCTAGATGGCGAGTGAATCATAGCTGCTGCTCTTGCTGCTCGTTCTGCTTGTGCAACTAGAGCGTTAGCTGCTGCTGTTACTGCACCTAATGCGCTCATCATTCCTTGTGCTAGTCCGTTTCCTATTTGCGCACCTATGCTAACCATTGCACCGATACCACTTCTTGCTACACCTTGCATTGCGCTATTGATACTGTTCATTGCTCCAGTAATAGCTCCTATAGAGCTGTTTAATCCGTTAGCTATGTTTTGTCCACATTCTTGCCCTGCATGGCTTCCTGTTTGGCTCATTTCTGATGCCATTTGAGATAAAGCGGATATTATTTGAGAGCAAGCGCTTTGCACTGCAGATACTGCGCTTTGCATTGAACTTGTAATACTTGATGATACCGTTGTCATCGCACTACTTACAGATACTGCCATACTCGTTATCTGAATACCAATACCAGCTACTGCCGTTCCTATTCCGCTTAATTGTGCTACTGTTGAAGTTATAGAAGCACTTAATGCAGTAAATGACATTGACATTGCAGTTATTGACATATTCAATGTTTCAAACATCATAGAAACACCGCTTAATGCTGCTCCCATACCTGTAATTGCAGCACTGAACATTGTAAATTGAGCGACTGCCATTGTTAAACCTAAACTTAATGACATAATGCTAGTATTAAATGTTTCTAGCTGTGTACTCATCGCTGTTAATCCAGCTAATGAAGTTAGAGCGGCTGTTGCGAATGTTGATAATCCTGTGCTTGCAGCCGTTATAGATGCTGGGATAGTTTCAAACGCTACTTTAATTGCATCAATAGGCGCTACCATACTTTGTAAAGCTGTTCCTGTTGTCGCAGCTACTGTATTAATGGAATTTAAAGAATTACTAAAAGATGACATAGCGCTACTTAACGCTTCCATCTCTCCTGCTTTGCCTGTTATTTCGCTTAATCCTTTTGCTACAGCTGCTAACGATTTAGCTAAGTTCCACGCTCCAACGTCTGATATATTTCTAATTCCCTCTCCGAAAAGTCTGAATCCGTTACCTGCACGCTCTGCAGATTCTCCAACACTTCTGATTACGTTAGCTATACCGTCTAATACAGATTTAATTGCACTACCAACACTATTAATTACAGTTCCGATTCCCTCGAATACACTCTTGATTCCGTTTCCTGCGCCTTCAAATGCACTTTTCAGTCCTTCTAATACTGATTTAATAGAACTTCCAACGCTTTCTATTACACTTCCTACACCTTGCATTGCGCTTTGAATTGCACTTCCAACACTAGATACAACGGAAGCTATTCCCTCGAATGCTAAACGTATTCCGTTACCTGCTCCAGTTGCTGCAGCGCCAACTCCCACTAGTGCGCTCTGTATCGCACTACCTAAGCTAGTTACTACACTTGCTACACCTTGTAAGGCGCTTTGAATACCAGTTCCAATAGCAATGATTACTGTAGCTACTCCTTGTAAGGCTGCTTGAAGTCCTGTTCCTAATGCTGTTATGATTGAAGTTAAGGCTGTTCCTAGTGCGCTTATAATAGCTGTAAGTCCTCCAGATAAGGCTGTTATAACTGCGGAAATTGCTGTTCCTAATGCAGTGAATACCATTGCAACTCCCTCTCCTTGCGTTCCTAATAGTGCAAGTCCTGCTGCAACTAGAGCGATTGCTGCTCCTAGCGCTAAGAAGTTTTGCGGAGGTACCATTGCGATTGCTTGTCCTAGTCCTCTAAATGCAGTTGCTAGTCCTGTTCCTATGCCTTTTGCTGCAGTTGATACTCCTTTACCTAGACTATCAACAATTTTAGGAACTCCACTCAATGCACTCTTGATTCCTGTTCCTATCCCTTTTGCTGCGTTTCCTATACCTTTACCTGCTGAATCAATCACTTTTGAAATTCCAGTAAAGATATTTTCTATCGTGCTTTTCGCACCTGCTGCCTTGCCTGTTAAGTCTTCTAAACTTTGTGTAGCTCCTTTACCTAAACTTTTGAATGGGTTAAATGATTTTAATGATTTAAACACATCTAATCCTTTAGCAGCTAACTTAATAGCTTTAATAGAGCCTGCTATTGCTAAGAATCCATAAGCTAAGGCACTTAATACACTTGGTGGAATTGCGCTAACAATTTTACCTAGAGCGTTAACTACTCTTGCTGCCCATTTGACAAGCTCTCCGAATACTCTCGCTACAATGGATAATACACCGCTGTTAGCTAAGGCGCTTACTACATTGCCTATTGCACTACCAACACTTTTAAGAGCGTTAACCGTTGCAGTAAGTGCGCCACTATCTCTAAATGCATCCCACATCTTTTTAATTGTGCTAGTCAGTAATGATATTCCACTAACTACTTTATTAATTACCTTGTCTATATCAATACCATCTAAAAAGCTACCTAACTTCTCTGCCATACCATCAAAATTAATTTTATCCAGAGCATTCGCTACTCCAGAAATAGCTTTAATCCCGAATTTATTTAACTTTTGGAAAGCTGGTTGTAGTTTGTTAGCTAGTGATTCTTTCGCCCCGTCTATAGCTTGGTCTATACTTTTAAATTCAGTTGCCATTTTTGCAAAATACTCATTGTTACCAACTTTCTTAATCGCATTGAAAAAGTCTTCTGTTTTTACAGTTCCATTTTGTACAGCTTGTACAAGCTCGCTTGTAGACATTCCCATTTCTTTAGCTACTGCGCTAATCCCTGCGGGAGTTTGTTCTAACATCAGCTTGAAGTCTTGCCATGCTACTTTAGGCTTCGCAGCCATTTGAACGGCTTGAGTACTTAATGTTTTCATCGCTTGAGTTGGGTTCTCTGCAGCTGCTGCTAGTCCACCGAATCCAGTTACTAGCTTGTCAGTTCCCTCTATTCCAACTGCTGCTAATTGTGAGTAAGTCTGCGCCATGTCAGAGGCACTATAGATAGTTTTGGTTGCATAGTCTTGCATAGCGCTTTTTGCGGCTTGTATTTCGTTTGTGCTTTTACCTAGCATTTGCATGTTTCCCTCGAAAGTTTGCCATGCTTTAGATGAACTATTAAGCTCTGATACCATGCTTTTTACACCGCTTGTAACACTACCTATTGCCTTACCAATACCAGCGCTAACTAAATTAGCGCCTAGAACACTTTTAAATAGAGAGCCTGTCTTTTCTCCTGCGCTCTTTAAACCCTCTAGTGAATCTTTAATTCCTTTTATCCCAGACTTTGCCTTTTCTCCAGTTAAGTCAACATCTATTTTTACTTTACCTACTGCCATATTTCAACCTCCTTTCTTGTTTATTTTTTAAGATAATTTATTAATCTTCATCGTAAGGAAGTTCGTATTCTTGCTGTAGTTTTCTCATATGTTCCTTGTACTCTGTACTGTCGCTTTTAGTTGGCTTCCAACTACGTATCTTCAATACTTCCATGAATTTAGTGTCACTTGGAAGTCCATTTAACAGAGCATTGAACTTTTTCCAATGCAATTTACTTCTCATTTCAATTAAATCTATGCCGTAAGCCTGAAAAAAAGAAGCGAATATATAATCCGCATCATGTTTAAGACTATATACTCGCTCCTCCTCTTTCTTTTGTTGTACTGGCATAGGGTTGCCAGCTAGGTCATATTCAATTGCTTGTGTTTTTTCGTTGACAATGTGTGCTTTGAACACTTCTTCTAAGATTTCGTTTACTTCAATCAAGTCAAAATTTGAGAAATTAGCACCAGTTAGCATTTGTAAAGCTAAATAAGGCTTTATTTCTTCCTGTATCTCTGAATCTTGAAGCAGCTCAAATACTCTTAACACTTTGCCAAATGATAAGTCAAGAGGATAAACATCATTACCAATTATTAAATTATCTTCTAGTTTTTTTGATAAATTTAACATGGTTAGTCTTCAAGATATTTCAATAGTTTATCTTCTTTATAAGTGTTCCCGATTTCTTCAAGTAAACCTTTAATCATTTGAATAGCAAATAATAAGCAAGA